TCTTTGGGTTAACCACCCAAACCTGCCATTGGCCGCTATGGGACGGCCCTGAGACCAAGGACAAGCGGTATTGTGGGGCACCTACTGAGGGTAAGGTCTACTGCAAACAGCACACACTTACGGCTACGGCTATTCACAGGAGAGCTGTGACCCTGAAGCCGTTTTTACTACCGTAATGGTGCCAGTGAAGCCAAAATCTATCAGATTGTGGTCAACTAGAAAGATAACCTTTTTGTCGGCAAGGGCACGCTGCATCAGCGTTTCTGCCAGGTCCAGCTGCCCTTCCTCACTTAGGTGTCTCGACGGTTCGTCATAGAACTCTACTGTGCTGGTCAACCCAGCTCTCACCATGATCAGGTTGGCCAGCCCCAGGTCCCCAGCCATACGCAGACGCTGCGTAGCCCCACCGGACCATGCCTCAAACCGCACTGGCTCGTCACGCCCTGGGGCATAAACAAACACCACAAAGCCCTTGGTGATGCCGCCTGACTTGTTCTCACGTTCAACGTCAAACTCTATCCTCCAGTCAGTCAGCCCCAAATTGCTCAGGTTGTTGTTCACTTCCAGCTCCAGCTGGCGCAGTGTTTCTTCCACAAGAAACAGCCGCACCCGCTTAAAGCCACCCACCCAGAAATTCACTGCAGCGTGATCTTTCTCTGCAGTTTCTATCTGTGAAATCAGGTCAGCCTGTTGCTTCTTGCAAGAAGCCAGACTGGCCTGTTTTTGTCTGATCTGCTCACCGTAGGGGTTCAGGCGCTCACCTTCAGTCCGGATCGACAGTTCAATGTACTTCAGCTTACCATTGTCCACGGCTTGGTGACTTCTTAGCTGGATCAGCTGGCGCTCGAAATCCCTGCGATTTTTCTCAAGAGCTTCCTCGTCTGCTTTTGCTTTGGAATTTGGTATGATCTGCTGGCATGAAAGGCACACCTTTTTGCCTTTCTGTATCTTACTCAATTTATTGTCTATGTTTTTAATAGCATCTTCAGCGAATTTGATGCCTTCAGCATTCTTTTTGACCACAACTGTGTCTGCTGCCAGATCAGCTTTGAGCGTAGCAATGACTTTCTTCTGCGTGTCAGTGTATGCCCGCTGCCTGGTGGCAAGATAAGCCAAGTCAGCCGTCATGGTTTCTATCTGCGCCTCACACCTGTTTTCTTCCAGGTTGGCTTCTTCTACTTCAGCCCAGATTTCATTGGCTGTTTCTGCAGCTTCTTGGCTCTTTTCCAGCCAGTAATCCAGCCCCATGATCTGGCTGAACAGGGTCAGCTTGGCTGCCGGTGACAGGTCAAAGAAGCTCTCACCAAACTGCGGCAGCATCATTGAGTACAGGAAAGCATCGGGGCCTACCCCACCAAGAGTGCTGTGTATATTTTCCTGAGTATGGGGGATGCCGTTTCTGGTCAAGCTGTTGGGATTTTGTGTGCGTCTGACTTGCACTTGATGATTTGCAAGGTACATGGTTACCTGAACGGCGCAGTGCTTCTCATCCCAGTTGACTACATCGGCAGCTTTCAGGCCGCGCGACGTGCGCCCGTACAGGCACCAGAAAATAGCATCTAGTAGGGTACTCTTTCCACAATCATTCGTGCCAAGCCGTGGTTCTACTTCGTTGCGCCCGGTGAGCAGGTAGAGGCCTGGCTCTGTGGGCAGGTTGAAGGTATGTTTCCCCCGGTATGACCTGAAGTTTTCTAACTCAACGCTCTCAATCTGAAACAAACTGTTTTTCCTTTGCAAGGGGTTCAACCACCTGGCAGTCACACAGCCAGACACCATGAACTGAATACCATCCGTGATGGGTGCCACGAAATGTCGGCAGGATCAGCCATCCAAGCAGTAAATAATCCATTGCCCGCTCAATTAGTATATAGCGGTGAAGTGAGTTGTCACGGATTTTCAATCTTCATCCTTGCTGAACTTGAACGGGCGTCGGCTGTTCGCTGTAGCCACCGGATGTTGAACCACCCTCATGTAGAGTAAACGTCGTTTCCCTTTAGTAATTATCTTATAGTCATGATCGTGCGCAAGCCCGCAGTGACAGCACAATATGCGTTCACCGCGTAATGTCATCCTGATCCACTGGCCATCATAAATCTGCTTTGCCCGTGCCATGGATTATTCTGCTTGAGAAAACAGGGCGGGTCCTGACGTTTGTCGTAATGTGCATGTATCTTTTCTTTGCCATTTGCTTACCCCTGCGCCCTATGCGGATTGGGTCATGTTTCTTGACGTGGTTCAAGCGATTCGACTTGAACGGGACTAGGAGCATGTACTCGCCAGGATCAAAAGTGCCGCCACGGTCAAACGCTATAATCTCCCTGCCAACACAAGCTGGCGTGCGGTAGCGCAACCAATGATCTTTTTGTAGAACATAGCTGTAATTGATGTGAATCCTGACGTCCTTGGAATGCTGTTCACGTTTGCAGGCCAATGCCATTGCACAACTTTCAGGGTCTTTAATCCCCCCTTTGTTTGCATCCCGTTTGGTTACCGTGAACGTGATTGGCTCGGTTGCGTCGTAAACCGGAAGACCTTCGAGTTTCATGACATTCTCCTTGACGTGATGTTGGGTATATTGATCGCAGGCATTTTTGAACTCATATCTTTGGGGCCTTGGTAGATTGTCCCCTCAGATGGGTGCCCCACATGGATGTCTTTGACCGTGGTAATTCCCCGTTTTGGGTGTACCGACAGGAAGAGCTGCGAAGCAGGGTGTGGCACCATTCTCCAATCACGGGAAAATTCAGATGGGCCGACCAGTGACGCTGAGCTATAACCCTCGTCCAGTTTATAGCTGCTGTGAAAATGACCGCAAATGATGTAGTCCAGCTGAATTCTTCTGGCTGCGTAATCCTGAGTTAGCCGTTTGAACCCCCGTGCGATGGTGTAAATAGCGCCACCAAACCCCGTGCCGCCCCGCGACCCCATGCGGTCCCCGTGTGTGATAAGAAAGTTCCACCCATATAAGGACAAAAAGGCGTCGCCTGATGCAGGTGTATAGAATTTCGGGATGCGTTTTTGCTTACTTGACTGGTAGTATAATTCAATGAAATCGCCGACGAGATTGTCGTAGCTGGTCAGTGCGTGAAGTTTGCTTTCTGGCCGTCGTGTGGTCCTGCCGTGATTTCCAGGGATTACAATAATATCGATAGGGCAATCAAGTTTTTTAAGGAGCAGGTTAACCCCTGCAATAATGTATGCAACCACATCCTTGAGTGCTGGCAATGACAATAGCTCGTTGGTTTTTGTTAATTCTTCATGAATTTCACCCGAAATCATGTCACCGCCCAGAACTAGGATCAGCCGTTGTGGGGGTGGTCCGGTCCAGTATGTTGTACTCAATTCAAGGGCTGACTTGAAGAACCTTTCGGCGCGTTTCCTAGCAATGTCAATGTTATAAGAATTAACCCCATCCATGGCATGAAGATCAACAACCTCACCCCATTGCCAATCTGTTGCTACAAGAATGATGGCTTCTGCGGTAAGTTGATGTTTGGTACTTGGGATAAAAGATGGAGGTTCACGCATCGCCTCGGACAAACCTAGTACAGACTTACGGATTGTCCCCGACTTATGCATCATCAGATGCATTTCCTTAGCCTGTTTTTCAAGGACAAGGATGTACTCTTGCAGGGCGAGAATACGCCCCTCGTATTGTTGTTTGACTTCGGCGTAAGCCTGGTCTTTGTTCATGACCACTCCTCAACCGTTTGGTTGAGGCATATCACAAAGATTATGTTGTTGCAATGACAGCAGTACCTCACTATTTCAGTAATTCTTCCCCTACTTCTTTGATGTTCACTGGTACCTGTTCGGCTTGGCAAAATCGTCCAAATATTTCTTTTGGTGTTCGATCGTGTATAACAGGTTGCTGGCCAGCAGCTCCCTTTGTCTTTTCGCCTGCAATTTCCAGTTCAACACCGAAAACCTGTACTTCCATCTCCCTGCAGGTGTCAAGTATGCGGCGTTTAACTGCAGCCCACTCCACAACCTCCTCAGGCGGTAACGTAACGATGATTTTGACATGATCACCTGCCTTTGCATCTACGAAGGCCATCATTTGTGGTGGGGCACTCCCCCTGATCCGTATGGTAAACTTCCTGAGACAAGGGAAGTGCAGATCGGTCATACTGTTGCCAATTAGCAACACCCTGGGTTCAAAGTCGTCACCAAACCGTACATGGTACGGCGCACCCACGTAGGTTAGCCCGCATTTGAGCGTCTGTGGGCTATGCACGTCGCCGCTTAGCCACCTAAGGGGCTGGCGAGCCTCAATCAGCGGGGCGCTCAGGCCCGACAAACGGGCACCGGTTTCAGCCATAGCCCCGTCAAGGGTTTGGTGCATCATAACCCCAGGCATTTTATGCCCTACAAGGCCGCAGGCGCGGTCAAGGGCGGCTTGGTTTGGCTGGTGCGGTATCAGCACCACCCCCATGGCAGGGCCGTGCCCATACACAAAAGGCTTGACCACAAAGTGTATCCCTTCAATGGTACTCAAGAACCGGAAAAAGGGGTTGTTGGGGTCAATGCCGTCATGATTGCCGCGAAGTATGTAGACCGGGGGCTTTAGCTTCAGCAGTTCATCTATGACCCGGTTGACCAGGGCTGATGAATGATTGTCCTTGCGGTCAGTCAAATCACCCAGGATGAAAGTGGCGTCGACTTTGTGCTGTTTCTGCTGCTTGGCCAGCCAATCAAAGATGGGCCAGCGGTAAGCATCTCGTGAGCGGTCACTCAGATGCAAGTCGGATGTCACAACCCACGTCATGGGGTAATGTTGCCTGCAATGGTGTTATAGATTTGGCTCCACAGCCCTCCTTGATATGTGGTTTGTGCGTTTTGTGCGTTTTGTGCGTTTTGTGATTGGCTGCCAAGTAGTTGTGTAGCCGGGGGCAACACGGTTCCATATCCAAATCCTCCTGGTTGCACCACCGGGATGTAAGGTCGCCAACCCCACGAAAGCGGTGTGAGCTGCGCATACAAGCAATTGCCAGGCTGGGCTGGGTCCAGTTTCCCCAGTTGGGCAGCCCCCCAAGGTATATCAGCACTGCGCATCCTGATGAAGTGGCCGCACGACATGATGGCCTGCATGGGGCGCTCGAAGTGCTGCCCAATCCGCATCTCAAATACCCATAGCAATGGACTGACTTCCTCTTCCTCATGGAGAATTGTCTGGGCGTGGTCGTGAAGCAGCAACCGACCATCCGGCATCGCCTCAAAGTCTTCCCAAGTTTTGTCTTCGGATATTCTTATCAGCTGGTCCAAACTGATTTTGTCTTTGCTCATGTTGGCCTCGTGGCGTATTGAACAAACTCATGCAGGGGGATTATACGCAGATTTTGCTTGGGCGCTATAAGCAGCGCCCGCTTGTCCAGCCCCAGTTCCCTGGACCCTATGTTGCACAGGCATACCATGGTCAGCATGCGGTTCTGCTTGGCAATGAGCAGCGGCAGCTTGCTGTAGGCAGCAGCCTGGACCAATGCCTCAAGCCAAAACTCTATCAGCTTGCCTTTGCCGGTCAGCAGACCTAGGAAATTCAAGTCAGCGTAGAACTTGCACTCCACCAGAAACTTGCTGGCAAAGGCATAGCCTATTTCGTGCACACAGGAAAGATCGCCGGACTGGGCTGCCAACCGTTTGCCCTTGAGGGCTGCTACCGTAGAGCGCCCGCCTGACATTGCACTCCGCCAATACACGTCTTCCTGCTTGCCGTGGCTCACCCACAGCGACAATTCCCTACATACGTCTCTCTCAAACTGCGCCCCCTTTTGCTTGCCGCCCCCTTTACGCATATTTGCTCCGTGTAGGCAAAAAGCTGGTTTCCACTACTGCCCAAGCCTGTTTGACTTGCTTGGACAATTGCTGGCGCTCCTTGTTGTAATCAGCATCTGACATCTCAGCAAGCAATTCAATATATTCTTTGGGCTTAACATCACCCTCTAAATGGCCCACTTCGTTGAGCCAGCGGACACTGGCCCCTACGTCATCAACGCCAAACCCGAAGATAAAGTCAAATGACGCTTCCCGGAACTGCAAGCCAACCTTGTTCTTCTTGACTTTGGCCAAGATCATCACGCCGTAGGTCCGCTCAATCTTGGCAATAGTACGTTTCAGGGGCTTGACTGCTGACAGCCAGAAAATCTGTGAGGCATAGAAGTCCAGTGCCTTCCCGCCCGCACGGCGGTATTTCTCACCAAACGTGACCCCTATGTTCTCACGCACCTGACTGACCACCAGCAGTAATACCTGGCTCTGCTCAATTCTCCTGGCAGTTTTCCTGAAAAACTCACTTAACATCTTGGCCTTGGCCATGCCGTAACTGGCTTCACCTACGTCACGTTCCATCTCAGCTTCGTCACTGAGGGCGTCAAGGCTGTCCAGCACGTAAATGCCGGGTATTTTGGCTTTGATCAGGGTGTCGAGGAAGCTGTCAAAGTCACGGGCAAATTCTTCAACCGTCGTGATTGGTTTGTCTGGGCTACCAAAATTGACCTTTTCTATTTGCAGACCCATAGCGGCAGCATAGCTGGAGTCAAATGCTGCTTCGGTTTCACAGTAGCGAACTGCCCCCTCAGGGTACTTCAGCAAGAAGTTGATCATGGCTTCGGCAGCTAATGCTGTCTTGGCGGTGGATTTATCCCCGACAATATTGACGATACGCCCCATGGCATAGCCACCACCCAGGGCACAATCCAGCAGCGTGCAGCCGCTGGAAATGAAATTGATCCCCGGCTTTTCACTGACGAAGTAGGACGTTTTGGCTAGTTTAGGTCTTTCGCGCTTCTTTTGCCCAGCGTTCATAGGGGATTTCATCCTCCAAAATTTGAGAAAGGGGGCGGCGATCCATACTCACTGGATCAATACCGCCCCTACGCATCAACTCAATCTTCCTCTGAGGACTTACTACTCGCCTGATGCCGCTGCCTGATACGGTCCCTGATGCTGCCGCTTTTGGGGCCGGGATCAGCGGTCTCCTCAGCTACCCGTGGTCTGGCACGGCGTGAGGCAGGTGTAGGCTCAGATTCCTCCTCAGTTTCAGGGTGTTCCTCAGACTCAGCTTCTTCATCCGGCTCAGGCTTAGCTTGAACCCTTGGTCGTCTCACTTCATCACCATCAGTTCTGGATGGACGGCTACGGGGTGCAGGCTCAGGGTCCCCCTCATCTTTGGGTGCTGCCCCACCGCCAAACACCTTGGCGATGTGGTCATAACTGTAGAAGTTAAGGCAGTCAGGGATCGGGTTCTCAGTGATGTATTCCAGCCACTTCTCTTGCTTTTCCTCATCGCTAGACAATGGGCTGGTTTCCAGCAGCCGCATTTTGGCTGCCGGGTAGTCGGTTCCTGTCTGACCCTGCCCGGTTTTGTAGAAACGGATATCACACCCTTCATCAGGATGATCCACTTCCACAATCTCACCAGTTTCTGGATCACGGGCAAGGTCGATGAATGCCTTATCCACTTTGGTGAAAGGTGCTGGGTACAGCATTGGCCCCTCATCCTCTTCAAGCCGGTCAATAACCCACATGAGGATGTGGTGAGCGGGGCTAAGTTCTTTGGCCAGGGCTTCATCGCCTTCTCGTTGAGCTTGTAGTCTGGCTTCAGCTATGGGGTCACGCCCTTGCCCCATCTTAGACAGCGATAGATAGCGATTGTTGTCCGGCCCGATCCTGTAGTTGACATAAATATCGTAGCCATAGTGCCTAGCCCCCTTCCAAGTAGGGGGCATGACGCGAATCACGTTCTTGCCGTCCTTAGCCTTGTAGAGCTTGTAGGCAGGCTTGATATAGCTGTCGAACTGGCCGCCACGCATATTGGCCCGTTCTGACCAGTCCTCTTTTGGCCTGCTTTTGTAGGTAAACTTACGTTCTGCCATTGCCGGCTCCTCTCTGTTTAATTTTTATGTGCCAGTACATATGCCAAAGCCCCCAGAAGTCTCTTCTCCTGGTGACGCGACATGGTTTTTAAGGCATTCAGGATTGTGTGTGCCCTCTCCTCCCTTGCACCGTTCTTCAGCCACTCAATGACTTTGTGATGGGCAAGGTGCCCATACAAATCCCACTCAGTTTCACTCATTTCTTCTTCTCCCTTTGTATAGCTAGGCGTTCCCGCTGTCGCTGGTAAACCATGGCATCAGTACTCTGTGTCGAACGCACTGAAGTCTGTTCAAAGTAGTTACTGGCATGCAGCCTGCCCAGGGTTTTCAGCATCTCACTTCGCTGAAAAAAGGAATCCTTCAGTGCGGCCAGCCGGTCAGCATGCTCCTTGGCCTCAAGCCACTCGGTGAATGCTTTCTGGTGCTTAGGATCAACAGCAACACGGCTTTTTATTGCTGTGTCCGTGGCTTTGGGGTCACCTCCACGCTGATAGACAAATACCTTGGCATCAATGGCGTTAAGCTCCTCCTTGAGGGCATCACGCTCAGCCACTGCTTGGGCGTAAGCCTCAGACACTTCAAAGAACAATGCAGGCTGCTGCATGACTTCATCATCCAGCGCCTGCTTGTCTATGGCCAGGTATTTCTTGAATTCGTCAATGTCCACGGTCATGGCAGGAACACCGACACTAAACATGCTACCAATTTAAGGCGGTATGGCCCTCGTCGCCAACGCCAGCGCCTGCCAGATGTGCGCCAATCATGCCTCGCCCAAAATACATACCACCCATCATCAAGTTTGGTGATTCGTGCCATTTGGATTACCTGTCCAGATTTATAGCCATTGCGATACTGTACAACAGCGGGGCTAGACGGTCACTGGCATTGTAGGACAACCTGAATGGTTCCATGAGTGTCAGCACTTGCCGTGCCTTGTCATCTCCGTTGGTGTTGAGCAGCACACTGGCGAAGTAGTTGCATAACATTATACGTATACTTTCCGGTTCGGTGCCTTCAAGGGCCTTAACATACTTACAGGCTTCCACCCAAGTTTGACCCTGACCGGAGAGTAGCCATCGTGCCAGATCAACCGCCTCACGGCTTTGCGTTGCACTGCGTATGATGACACGGGCTTCTTGGGCACTTTTCGCATGGGCGCAGGCTTCCAGCCATACCAGCGCCTGACGTGGGCTACCGCCTGCATCTTCGGCAATGGCCGTAATGACTTCGTCGGGGGTGTCAAACCCTTCAACCTCAGCCACAGATTGTAATAGTTCACGGGTTTGCCCCTCATCCACGGGTTTGAGATCATATTTCAGGCACCTTGTTTGAATGGTTTTGGGTATTTTTCCAGGTTCGGTCGTGCACAGCATCCAGTAGACGTGCTTGGGTGGTTCCTCTATCGGTTTTAGCAGGATTGTCCATGCTGCTGCTGACAGTCTATGCGCTTCGTCAAGTATAATAGACTTAACCCCTGAATTGCCAATAGCCCGATAATGGCTACGGTTAACGATGTCACGCATATTTTCAGCCCCCGAATTTGTTGCTGCATCGATTTCCTCGATGTTGGCTACGGTAGCCTGACCACCGGCGAACTCATTGGCCAGGATACGTGCTAGGGTGGTTTTGCCGGTGCCGGACGGCCCTGTGAAGATGTAGCTGTGGGCGCGGTTGCCTTTGATCGCCTGTTTGAGCGAAGCAACGGTTTGGTCCTGACCCAAAACTTCGTCAAAAGTTATGGGTCTGTATTTTGTGTGGAGACTCATCTGAAGAACATCAAACGAAGTGTGACCTTCAACAAACTAGGTAAGGTAGTGTTTTTCCGTTTGAGCAATTCAAAATCCCCATTCACAATCTTGTTCCTATTTATTAGACCAATCATATCCCATGTCGCTGTTATCTGCTTAGATGCACGATTTAGACAAACTACAAACCATCCCAAGAGGGCGTAGCCTGCTATTATGAGCCAGGTACTAGACATCTTTATGACTCCAGAACTTGCCTATTTCCTGCATGCCGTACCAAGCAGGCCCAATTGATACCTTGACCGAGAGCGGCACATTCACCTCCTTATAAGGTGGGGTCAGCATGACCTTGTAGATGCTGGTGATGGCTTCCTCCAATAGGTCATCATTGTCGGGGATAACGAAGGTGAGATCATCGTGAATGTTCAGCACCGGGTGCAGGTGCCACTGGCCAGTCTCAACAGCCATGGCGGACAATTCATTCATGGCATTGCACACAATGTCGCAAGCAAAACTTTGGACTGGATGGTTGATGGCCTGGTTCCTGGTCAGCGGGTAGTGGTGACGCCTACCAGTCGGGGACGCTACCCAACCATGCTCGTAGTAATGCTGCATCAGCTGATCCTGCCATTTGGCCAGTCCGGTAAAGGTTTCCCAAAACTCATCCATCAAGTCGTCAATTACATCCTCAGGTGCATTCAGGTACCCGGCAATAGACTTGTTCTGTGCACCAAATATGGCAGGGAACACCAACTTATTCTTGATACGTGATCGGTCAGGGGGGCCAGCAGCTGGGTATTTTGCCGTGAATTTCTCAGCCCATTCCTGGTGAATGTCATAATCTTCCCAAAGGGCTTTAACCAAAACCTTGTCCTTGCTACACATGGCGGCAGTGCAGCCTTCTAGCTGCCCGTAATCAAATGCCACCAATACGTGACCCTTTGGAGCCACGATCTGCTTCCTGACCCAGGCGTCTTTGCGCTGGGGGAAGTTTTGCATGTTAGGTTCGTCGCTGCTTGTGCGCCCGGTTTCAGCGAAGGTAGTATTGAAGTTACAATGTATTCTTCCGTCAGGGTAGACCAATAACCCCCTTCCTGATTCCAAACCATCAACATAGGTGGATTTGAGTTTGGTTCTGTTCCGCAAATCCACAATAAGTTTGGCGAGAGGGTGTTTAATTCCATCAAGTACATTTTTGTCAACTGACTTCTCCACGCTTTTGTACTTCAAGTAGTCTTTAAAGATGTTGAGGGCGTCTGGGCCAGCTGCGAAGTTGACTTCCCGGTGATCGGCTTTGTATTCACGCACCACAGGCAGAGCGTCAATCTCAGCTTCTATAGCAGCTATTTCCTTGCCCAGCTTGGCCTGGTTGCGCTTGACTTCAGCCTGGTCCACCAGCACCCCAAGGGTCTGCATCAAAGCAACTGAAGTCTGTCGGGGGAGTGCCTCAAGGTAGGCGTCGTGCAGTCCACGTTCCTTCAGCAGCTTGGTTTGGGCGTGCCAGAGCTTGAGGGTGTATTTGGTATCCAGGGCATTGTAAATCAGCATTTCACCCAGGTCAGACTTTGACATATCCTTCTTGTTCAGCTTCTTGAACAGGGACTTGTACTCAATGCCGAAGTGTTGCTTAACCAGGAACTTCAGGTTTTGGTAGGGGGCTCTTCTGTCGCCGTCGACATCACGACCCTGCTTACCGCGCCGTTCATCAAGCACATGCGCTTGTAATTGTGTACACTCCCAGGAAACATGGCTAACAATCTGCCTCCCATACGTGTTAATAAACCACTCGATTTCGAAGGGCGAATTATGCGCGACCCTAACCAATCGTTCATCTCTAAGTATCCCTTCAACCAAGCTTTCAAGTTTTCCTCTTTGCTGAACACTAAAGGATCGTCCTGGATGCGAAACTGCAAACGAGAAATTATGTGTTGCAGTTGAGATGGCGATAGACATAATGGCTGCCCCGTCACTGAAGGGTCGGAGGCCCTTGGTTTCAATATCAATGGCGATGGCGTCAGCCTTACCAGCATGATCAAGTAGCGCACATAGTTTTCCGTAATGACTGGGGTCTGATCCGTCAAAGCATTGCACTCCTGATCTGATTTCTGGCTCAGTCTCAATATGCGTTGGTCTAAGATTCTGACTTGTGTTGCAAGCATGTCGGACATCAAGTCTAAAACAATGCCCAAGCTTCGAATTGAGGGGCTTTTTCTTGTCATAGGCAGTCCTCAAGATGAATGACGGGTGATAAGTGGGCATGAACCAGCATTCGTGGCTGCCTATTTTGACCGCGAACAGCCTGCCGCGCATCCCTGACAGATCACTGGAACCCAGTATAGCACCCAGTGGCACCGCCCCCAGGCCAACTATCAGCTTGGGCTTGGCCTGTTCTATGAATTTGACCCGTCTGGGCTGGCAACATTCTATTTCTTGCCAGACTGGTGCACGGTTTCCTTTGGCGTCGGTTGGTCTACAGTTACAGACATTGTCAAATGAAGATACAGCCAAGCTGCTACTAGGTATGCACTGCCGAAGTAGAGAACCACTGGGACCCGTAAGCGGTTTCCCTGTATTTTCATCCTCATCCCTCCCTGGGGCTTCTGCCAAGAAATACACGTCAGTTTGACGTGCCAACGTAGGCAGCATTTTTGGGGTTATTATATCAGCCCTATTAAGCGGGCATGCGGCGCAGCCCAAGCGGCGCAGGGCAGCCACACTGGCAGCCTTGCGCGGGGCACCCATAGGCTTGCCAGCAGGCTTAGCGGCAGCCTTGCGGTCCTGCTTGCTGAAGAAAAATGACATTTTAGTGCTTAGCCCCCAATAGCATCCCAAGTACCAAGATCCATATAGCGGCTGAAACTACGTACCAGCCATCCCAATACATCCATTCCATGGGTCATCCCAAGTTACCTGACAGGATGAAGAGCTTGCTGCCTGAGCGGAAAGTGCAGCAATTCTCAGCAACCGACATTTCATCACACAGGCTGATGCATCGTTGGATACACTCAGCTGAGACATTAGCTTGCACGTCACTGTGGCCGGTGAATGGCAGGGCATCGTTGATAACACCCATTGAGGCTGTTGTCAGTAATTTTAGCCGACCAGCTTCTACAGTGAACACGGTTTTGGCGGACTCAGCGTCGGCTACTACTCTAGCCCTGGACAGGGCATGATGCAGGTTGCCTGGTATCTTGACGTACTCAGGTTTGGCCTTCATGGTCCTTTTGATCAGCCCTTCGTGATCTGTTGGGGTGTCATTGACCATAAGCCTGCCATAGGCAGTGAACTTGCTATCCAACTCCACCAGTACCCATTCTTCGCTGATAACGACCAGCCCTTTGGTGGCCTCAGATTCCTTGGCTACCCGGATCAAGGCATTGCAGAAACTGTTGGGAAGCATGCAGCTGTGTTTAACATCATTTGTAACGAACCGGGTGAGGGCATCACCATCAGTGGAGTACATGGTGCCGTTGGTGAACTGGACCCCCATCAGGGCCGCCCGTGCCGTGTCTGTGCCCGTTGTGAGCAGGCACGCTTCCAGACCGGTGATGAAGTCTGCATCCAGGTTGAATTGTGCCTTTGGCTCAGCACTGGGGATCAGCCACAAGAAGTCCTCAACTGGGAACCAGGGCAGCTTGAAAACTGACTTCCCGGCTTTGACGATGAGGTCATCATCCTTGATGCTGAATTCCACGGTTTCTGAATGACTGTTCTCGAGCAGGCCCTTTAGGGTTTCCCCGTGCACACAAAATGCCTGTTCTGTGACACAAGGCGAAGTAATGGCCAAGGTGTCGTTGCAGGCCATCACATTTTCTTCAGTGAAGGCAAAACACTTGAAGATTGGTATTAGGTCATCCTTGGCCAGTGCCTGACCAACCATTCCCAGCTTCTTTACCAACGCTTCGCGGTTCATTGGGGTGTCCTGAATACGAGGAGAAATTCATGGGCGGGGACGAGCTTGTGGCCCTTCCATGAGTTAGTCGAACGTTTGGCAGCTGACGCAAAGTTCTTGCTCAGCACAATCTGCTGCCAATAGATGAACCCGGCATCCTGGAAGTTCATTACAGTGTGTGCTGGGAAATCAATCAGCTCCCCTGTTTTCTTGTCCCTGAACGGCCCGACCACGATACAGACAAACGCCCCCGGCTTCATGTGCTTGCGGTGTGCCCTAGCGCAGTTGTACATGGCATCGCTGAAGGTTCCGTAATCCTTCATGCTACTGAGGTCGCTGGGCAGGTCGCTGTATTGTTCTAAATTCCAATAGGGAGGGCAAGTCAGGGCACAATCGAAAGTTTCACTAAGACCCTCCAAAAGACATCCATCGCCCAAATGATAATGGCAATTTCTATCAAGGCCAAGATCAATAAGAACAGATTTGTCCTCATCTATTTGCTCCTGCCTGATGTCGAAGCCTACGTACTCGTAACCCATTATGGCAGCAACGACAGCCCTCGGAGGGCCGCCAGCAAAAGCATCAAGGATCCTAGATCCGGGTGGTGCGTACCGAAGCAATACCCACTCGACCAGAGGAGCAGGGAAAACGCTGTGAGTACCAGTATAAACCGAGTCATGATCTGCCCTCATGGTTTCGGTGCGGGTGCCGGTATGACCGTCCTCCCCCAACAGTCTGCGCCAGTCCCTGACCCGCCTGCGTATGATTTCATCCACCCGCCAAACAGTGGTGGTGGTTTGAAACCAGGCTTTGCCTGGGTCCGGACGTGAATACCCCTCCTTAGCGGTGATAAGGAGGGGCCTGGTTTTGTGCAAAACTTTGCCCATTGGGCCTTTAGTTTTGTACAGCATTACAACGTGTCCTTTGCACCTATTGCTTTAACAAGGGACTCAAATACCCGATCAAGTGCTTCTGTTGGGAGGAAAATTGAAGTGTGGTAACTCACTTCTTCACCTACATTTTCGCCAAATGTTATCCGTGCTCCATCTTTGTACACACTTACTTGAGCTAAAGAGGCATGAAGCGCCACCACTTCAATTGGCCGCTTCATTTGCCTTTCCCCTTCTTGGAAAGATCATCTTTGTGGGTCAGCTTGAGAACACCGTTTTCCAGCTTCTCAATCCGGTGACCATTCTTGTCCAGCTTCCGCAAGATGACGTAGTAGTTGTCACCCAGTTCAAGGTTTGCGTCGCGCATGGTGCAGCCCTTTTCAAACATCTTCAGGGCCATGCTGGTTTTGGTGCCTTCAGTCACGCCGTAGCGGTCCTTCGTGCCGGTGATTTTCTTGTAGTCCGGCTCTTTACCCGGCTTGTTCTTGGGCTGGATGTCTGGCTTGCCCTTTTTCTTTTTGAGGTACTTGCCGCCAGCCCCTTTCCTGGGTTTGCGGGGCTTCTTAGCTGGCTCAGCCTCCTCAGATTCAGGGACCTCACCAGCAGGCTCAGCTCCTTCCGGTTCAGCACTATCACCTTCAGGCTCAACTTCTTCAATTGTTTCTTCCTCAGGCTCTTCTTCAGGCGTTTCTTCATCCACTTCGGCGGGTTCACTTTCTTCACTATTAGTCTCCTGGGCTGGTGCCCGGCGTAATGGGTTGCGTGGGTCGGTCAATGGCAGATCGGTGGTTTCTTCCACTGTATCAGGATCTTCGGCACCTTCAGGTTCCGCATCCGTGAAGTCAGGTATTTCCCGCTTCTTGTTTTTGGCCTCAACTGCCTCAGTTAGCCAGTCATAGGTTTCCTCCTGCATGGAATCCCATGTTTTGTCATCCTTGATCTTCTCAACGCACAGTACCAGTTCTGACAGGTACTCCTGATGGTCCTCAAAGTCCTCAGGGCTTTTCTTGAATTTGAACAACTTGACCAGTTCTGCTTCAATCGCACTCATGTTGTCTCCTTGTTTTGAGTGAGAAGTATCCTAGCCTACGCCTACCGGGAAATGCCAGTCAATGGCAAAACCGGATTGTTCCAAATGATTTGCATATGCCCAAGCATGCCAGAAATTGCTGAAGATGTAGCCTCTTGTAATAGAACTTTCTAGATAGTCGGAGGTGGGGTTTATTCTTAAGTGGAAAACGCTTACGGGCCTTGAATTCTCAAGAGTCCAATCCCCAAGCGCTCCATTATCATGGTCAGAAACTTTAGTATCCGTATTCAATCTAATTTTGAAGACGTTGCCTTCTTCATTGACCAAATACAGATTGCTACCTTTCTTAAACCTTTGGTCAAGCAATTTCTCAAAGCTCTCTTTGCCCTTTATGGCCCCATTAGGGTAGAAGTTGTTCATTGATCAACCTCTTTCCTCTTAACCCTACTTGATCTCGGTCTGAGATTTCCCATGCCGCAATCTTTATCGTCGCAGGTCGCAGCAATATCTTCAGCTTCGGTGATAGTCTTCGCTATCTTACCGCAGTCGGGGCACCGAAAGGTAGGCATTGATCAACTCCTGTACTTGTTCCTTAGACAGTTCCCCTGGGTCTTTGACCCCTTCAGGGAGGTGCCCCACGGTGACGGTAGATGAAGGCAGCCAATCCTTGGCAATAAAGGCCGGTTCCACCGCATCACGGTCAAACAAGATTACAGTTTTCTTGAAGCGGTTTCTGCGGCTGTTCAGCAGCACAATCTGCTCCATGCTCAAGCTGATGCCAAACCCACAGGTAGCCCTGACCCCCTGACCCCTGCCGTAGTAGTCCAGCTTCATGGCGTCAAACACACCCTCAGTGATGAACAGCAGCTTCCCACCTTCCATGAGATCATCCTCATTGAAGATGGTTTCCTTGACCCGCTTGGAACTCAGGTAGCGGGGTGCAAACACCGGGTTGCCCAAGGCACGGCCAGTCCAGGCAATCAGGCTGCGGCGCTTATACAACGGTACAATCAAGCGGTCCTTGAACGGACCGGTTAGACAACATTGCAGTTTGTATTGGTGGATTGCAGTACCTGGGATGTCAAAGCCTCTATCCTGAAGATAGTTCCAAAACCTTTCGGTACTGCTTTGTGGCTTGATTGGCCGCAATTCAGGCAATGCCTCAGGCTCAGCAGCGCCTGGCGTCGAATCCGCAATTGGCGACAATTCGCCTAGCTGGTCTGGATCGCTTCTATTGTACTGGTCGACAATTATCCTGGCCTGATGCTGGGAACAACCCAGCAAGTAGCCAATCAGGTAGGTGGTTGAGTGGCCGCGATGCTCAGGGTTGCGTAAACAACCCCAGCTTCCTCCGATCAGATTGATGCCCAAGTGCTGTGAAGGGTCTTCGTCCCCACACCACGGGCATTTAATGCTGATCTCACCACGGGCCGTGTTTGGCCCGCGTGAAACCCACTCAATCTGATTGTCAGTTAGGAAACCTTGCCAATCCATGGTTTAGACGTAACTCCCGCAAGTTGGGCAGTTTCTACGTATCTTAGCGTTGATCATTTCCCACTGTTGCATCCATTGTGATCTGCTGATGTAACTGGGCCGCCTGATGGTCTGGCCCTCGATGATCACATGATCTGTGTAGACATCTATTTTCATAGATCTGTCCTCAGTTTGTAGGCATAAGCATGCCAGTAGTTGGTAAAGAAGTAGTTCCCCATCGGTTCATCAATACTGAAACGTCCCAGTTCAACATCTTCCGAGTGATCAGGTAGGTCATCGAAAAATACGTATTCTAAGTGCCTTGAACCCATGTGTGCCCTGCGCACATCAACCACAAACAGCATTGCTGGGCCATAAATTGTTAAACCATCTGACGCTGGGTTTCCAGTAGTGATAACTGCGTAGAGCTTGTCTCTGGAATTGATGGCCTCTTTTAGATCCTTCCTTGTAACTATTGCCCCTTCAGGCACGGTTTTATATATCTGATCCATCAAGTAACTCCTCCAGTAGTGATTTGCCTGCCAAGTTGGCAGCGTGCATGCGCTGGTCTGCTGTGCCTTTGACCAGCAGATCATAGATAAACACCCGTTGCTGCTGCCCGGGACGCCACAGCCTGGCTTCGCCTTGCTTGCGGTCAATGGGCGAGTCAGGCTGCTCATACACAATCATGTAGTTGGCGTGTTGCAGGTTCAGCGAGCTGGACCCGCTGCGCCAGTTCAGCACCAGCACCCGGCACGCGGGATCCGATTTAAATCGCCGCAATTCGCCAATGGGGTCTTTACTACCACCCCAGACGCGGGCGCATGGTACCCCCAGCTTAGCAAGGCGATCTGCAAGGACACCATTGCTATAGATGAAATGATGAAAGATAACACATTTGTTGTCAGGCGGCATATCCTCGATAAGTTGAACAACTGCTTCAAGTTTTGGGTTGTCGTCAAACTGGACCTGTAGTTTGTCATTGTCTTCCCCCTTCAGTGTCATGAAGCCTGATGATAGTTGACGAAGTTGCAGGTAGCTGGACTCAACTACCTGGTACTGTTTGCCTTTTATAGCATTACGAAGTTCATGCATCGCCCGTTGCATGTAACCAGAACTATCTTTTGGCTGGGGCAGGCTACGCTGCACATACTCCTTGCTGGGCATGTCGGCAAATTCATCTATGGTGTACCTGATGCTACGGTGCTTGATGAGACGCTGCAAATCTGGCATCAGCCTCTGCTTGAACGTGTAGTCAAATCCACCCCAGTAGTTTTTCTTTTCCTTGAAGAAAGCACCACGATACAGGCCCAAGGTTTCACCTAGTGTCTCACCAAAATCAATCAGGTAGAACTGCGCCCACAGGTCCTGCAGATCACGGCCAAACGGGGTGCCGGTCAGGCCCAAGACATACTCACTGGTAGATGAAATGGCCCTGCACATGCGGTAGGTCAGGGCTGCGTGGTTCTTGCAACGGTGAATTTCATCACATATCAGGATGTCAAAACCTTTGAAATAGTCCCTGATCTGGGTGGCATTTATGTCCCACTTCTTCTTGCCATTTTTCGTGGTCACCGGGTAGCTGACCATAGCCACAGCCGACTGATAGCAGATCACAAACAGGTCCCCTGAATTACTTAGTTGACTAAGGTTCTCTGCGGTGGTGCCCAACAGGGGCACACATTTGAGGTCGGGGGCGTGCTTGGCCACTTCGTCAACCCAGGTGCTTACACTGGTAATGTATGGCACAAAGACAATGGACCTTGGCTTCTTGCCACACTGCTTCAGGTACTTCAGCAGCATCAGGCTTAGCATTGTCTTGCCACCGCCCATGTCCCAAAAATACATGAAGCGTTTAAGCTCCAACGCCAACAACAGCCCAGCCTTCTGGTGTGCCCACGGTTTCATGCCGTTGAAGTCCGGCCTGGGCCTGAGCATCTTCAACTCAGCGTCAAGCTTCTCAACCGGTATGGTTTTAAGCCAGTCATGAGACCCCAAGTCCCTTGATAGAAAATCACGTACTGCTTCTTTGCTAATCATCTCAGCCCCTGGCATAAATGGCCAATCAACAAGGCATCGGTAGCAATCCGTGCTTCTGCTTCCCCCAGCCGTTGCTGCAGCCGCTCGATCTCGGCGTGAGTTTCCACTAGCTGCGCCCATTCTGCTTTGCGGAGGCTGTTAAGTTCCGCCTGCAGCCGCTCGATCTCGTCGGCGGCCTCGTCGCACAGAGTGTTGTCGCTTGGAACCACGGCATGACGCAATCGCAGCCGCTCCACAATGTCGGTCATTTTTCCGCTCCGTAGGCAACGTTATGCCGGAGCTTAACCTCTAATTTCTTATTTTCCGCCCGTAGCCGCTCGATCTCGGCCAGGATTTCATCACGTTCCCAGGCCCCAATGACAACAGAGGCGTGGGGACTTGGGTCACAATATCGAAGGGCCTCCTCGTCCACTAAAACAGTTTTGGCCTTCTTAACACCCTCAAGGGCACGTTCCAATTGGGTTTTCATCATGGTTCCTCCTCAGCAACCGGCAAGTTCTGCCAGTAAGTTCCACGCATAAGGGAACTGTCAACCACAAACTGGCCGGTGTTGTATGCCTGTGAGATCACGATAGTGAACTTGTCACGGTCGTTTCTACCGGCAGCTACATGCAGCCGTGCCAAGCCCAGCTTATGCTCGGCAGCGGTCTGGGTGTAGGTTATAACCACGTCTGAGTGGGCTATTTTGCTGTAGGCTTCAGCCACGTTCTCAACCCCTACCTGCTTGGCTTTGGCCGCACTTCTATGTGATTGGCTGACCGCAGCCAAGGCAATATTGCGACTCACTGCCAGCCCGCGCAGCTCCTTGAATACTTCATCCAGGGCCAGCCGGTAATTGTCCTTGTCCAGCTTCATCAGGTCAGGGTAGTCCACAATCAGCAAGTCAGGCACAAACTTCTCACTGGCCTCAAGGTTGTCCAGGTAGGCCCGCAACTGCAATACGCTCATTTGCCCGGTAGGGAATTCTTTTACCAAGATATTGTCCAGTATCCTGCTGGACCACCTGTCAATCCGGTACTCAAGCTTCTTGCGTATTTTGGGGTCGTCCATGGACAGGGCTGGCCTGGACTTTGCGGTGTCAAAACCGTTGATCCTGCCAAGCGTGTCACGCTGAAACCTGGTAATGCCAAATTCATCTTTCCTCTTGGCCATGGCAAACAGCGACTGGAAGTAACGCTGTGACGTGCGCTTTTCGCTCATCTCAAGGGTGATGTGTACCACCCGGTAGCGGTGCCTCAGAGCCGACTTGGCCAATTGCCCCAAAGCCCACGATTTCCCAGCCTTGGCGTTGCCTATGAACAGCCACAGCTCTTTGCG